GCAGATTTTGGAAGTGCCACACTGTTACGGCTTATGACTGCCCGCACTTGACGAGGGAATGGATTGAGTCGCAGATAGAGTTGTATGGCGAGAACAGTCCGTTGGTGCGCTCGATGATTTATGGTGAGTTCGTTGATGACAGTTCCGATGGGTTGGTCTTGAACCTGAAGGCACTTGAGGAGTGCTTGCAGAACCCACCTGAGCTGGAGTTGGGGATGCGTGTTGCCTTCGTGGACTTCGCTGCTGGCGGTGATGAGTGTGTGTTTGCTTTGCGCCACGGGAACAAGATTATGGACATGGTGTGTTGGCGGGAGAAGAATACGAACACCACTATTGGCAAGATCATAAATTTAATTAAAAAACATAACTTGACACAGGATGAGATTTATGCTGATGAAGGGGGTCTGGGTCTGCCATTGTGCGATGCGTTGATGGATGCGGGTTATGACATACACAGGGTTAACTTCGGAGCGAAGCCGTTTGATGACCGTTATGCTAACCGGAGTGCGGAGATGTGGCACACGGCTGCACGAGCGATTGAGAAGCGTGAGATAATTTTACCGGACGACCAGATGTTGCACCAGCAGATGGTGACAAGGCGAGCGGAGGTTAGTCGGACGGGGAAGTTGGGGTTGGAGCGGAAGGATGTCATGCGGGCTAGGGGTTTAGATAGTCCCGACAGGGCGGACGCGGTAATGGGCTGTATTGCTTGCGGCGGCGGAATTGGGGGAAGCTGGGAGCAATTTAATGCCCTTACCCGTCCTTCGCTTGGTGACATCTTTGAGGAAGCGCAGTCGAGTTATGAGGAAGACGCGATGCCGCAGGGAATGTTCATGGGATATTGAGATGGAGACGGGGATAGCAAGATCGAGTATTGGGCCGACTGAATCAAGGTTGTGGGAATGTTCTGTGTGTGACGAGTTGGGTTCGATTGTTGCTGAAGACCGGGCGACTGGCGGCGTCTACTGTAATGACTGTATTGGGGATGCGCTAAATGCTGAGGCGATGATGCGGTTAGCGTGGAGGAACGTGAATGTTAGGCATCCACACCCGAACGAGTTTACTGAGTTGGAGGATCACTGATTATGCCAAGGAAATACGAGGGAGAACCGGAGCGTGACCCTAAAAAGGTGGCTATTGAAAAGGTTGCAGAAGTTGCGCTTGGAGCTGGCCTTGGGGCTGCGCTGGGGGGAGTGGGCAGAGCAGGAAAGCGATTGGGTGAAGTTCGTAAAATGGGACAGAAGCATAAGCCGAAGAAGCGAACCTTTAAGTATAAACCGTGGACTTGAGCAAGATGGCGAAGGAAGAGAAAGAGCCGAAGACCAAGGCGGGAGAAGTCACGCCACAAGGATTTACTGTTCCCACCAAGGAAGACATTAAGGCTGGCGAACACGCCCCTGACCTTCGTGGCAGGAATAGAGGGAGGGGCAGGTAATGCCTTTCAAGAGCGAGAAGCAGCGAAGGTGGATGCACACTAACAAGCCAGCAATGGCTAAGGAATGGGAGCAGGAAACATCAACAAAAGAAAAACCAATGGCATCAAAAAAACAGGGTTACAAATCACGGCAAGACGAATCACTCGGAGCAAGGCGCGGAGCGCGTAAGAAGCTCAAGCGGAAAGTTACACCAGCCGGACGCCGCAAGATGGGTTCCGGCCCTCGCAAGGCAGCGGGTGGTAGGAAGTACGGATTAAAATGAGCGAGGAGCTTTACGATCTAGTAGCACACGACATTTCGAGTCGTACCCGATGGGAGACTCGTCAGGGGTTGTGGTATCAGATGCGGAACGATGGGTTAAGGCGAAAGCACAAGCCTTGGCCTAATGCTGCTGATGCCCATTTCCCTCTCATAGACACCACCATCAATAAGCTCAAGCCGGGATTCTTTCAACAGGCGATGGGGTTGGAGGTGTTGGCTACGTTTGTTCCCATGCGCCAACAGATGGCGGGGTTCACTTCCGCAGCCGAGCAATGGTTCTCGTATAAGCTGCATGAGAAGAGCAACTACGCAACGGAGGTGATGAGCTGGATTGACCATATGCTGATGAGCGGTCATTCGGCTATGAAGACCTACTGGAACGCGGATAAGAAGCGGGTTGAGTTTCAGTCGATTGACCCGATGTATCTCATTGTGCCGCCTTGGACAAAGGGAGTCGATGATTCTGATAGGATTTGTCAGGTAATGCCGATGAGCCTTGAGACGTACAAGCGGGCAGGAATTTATGATGACAGCAAGTCCACGCTCAACAGTATTATAGGTGGCAAGACTGAGGAATCTGGAATCCTCAATGACCTCAAGGATAAGCGGGAGTTGAGGGAGGGGTTAACCTATTCAGCGGATAAAGAGCAGGTCATTGTCTGGGAGGTTTATTCTCGGAATGATGATGGTGAGTGGGAGATGTCCTGCTTTTCACCTCAAGAGCCGAGCCTTTCCCTTCGGAAAAAGATGAAGGTTCCCTTTGACCACGGGATGCCTCCGTTCTCCTTGGCCAAGTATGAGATTACCGATGGCGGCTGGTATTCGCCTCGCGGTGTGCCGGAGTTACTTTCAACATTTGAAGCGTCCCTGAACAAGTCTTGGAACGAAAAGCAGGACGCAGCGACTTTATTTAATAAGCCACTCTTTAGGGCCGAGCGGGATTTGCCCAACTCTGTGAATCTGCGGTTGAATCCGGGGCAGATTCTACCTTTCGGTATTGCCCCAGTCCAGATGCCTGATGTGCCGATGGACTTCGACAAGGAGATGGCGCAGACGCAATCTGTTGCTGAACAGCGTGTTACCGTTCCCGACTATGGAATCATGGCGGACAGGGACAGGCGGACGGCGACTGAAATCGAATCCATAAATGCCCAAGCACAGCAGAACATGGACTTGCGTTTGCGTCTATTCCGTCAGGCATTGGGCGACCTGTTCCGTCAGGCATGGAGTGTGCTTCTCCAGTTTGACAGCAAGGATTTGCAGTATCGTTTCTTGGAGGACAATTTGATGGTTGATCCGGTTGCGTTACACGACGAGTACCAGATTGAGCCTCGTGGTGGGATGGATATGGTCAGTCGAGCGATGTTATTGAATCGCGCTATCCAGAGGAAGCAGTTGTTTATGAACTCGCCTTGGATCAATCAGGTGGAGTTGGACAAGAGCATCCTTGAGCTGGAAGACCCGTCACTTGTTCCGCGTCTCGTGGAAGACCCGAACCAGAAGGAAGGCAATGAGGTAAGCGACGAGAAGAAGATTATACCTGCGCTGTTGATTGGGGAGATGATTCCGGTTGAGGGCGGTCAGGATTTCCGGGTGAGGATCGGGGTGATTATGCAGTTCTTGGAGAAATCGCGGCAGAGTGGGATGCAGGTTCCACCTCCGGCCCAACAGGCGATTAGCTCTAGACTGGGCGAACTCTTAAATGCCTATGAGGAGTTGGACACCAATAATGCTCGCGCATTGCGGAAGGATGTCGAGGAGTATCTGGTGCAGCTTGGATTTATGCCGAGCAAAGAGGAGCAGGATCAGATGGAAGTTCAGGCGATGACGGGGCAGATGCCACCGCAGGAAGCGGCTAATGTTGAGGAGACAGAAGCGGTGGTGATGCAGGGAGACTATTAAATGAGATTTTTTAGGTTTATAGGTATTGCTTGGCGTCTATCAGGTAATATCCCTTGGGTAGGCGAACCGGAGTGGGGCGCATCTGAGGCGAATGTTTTGCGGAAGTTTCTCGTCTTAAAGGAAGGGAAACGGTTTAGGATGGTTCTCCTGAACATGGTACTCAAGCAGAACCAACAGGCAGTGTCCGCAAAGAAAAGGCTTGAGTTCGAGGCAGGTTTTGCTAGTGGTGTAAGAACAACGGTACATACCGTTGAGGCTCTTGCGAAGAATATCGAGGAGTCAGAAGAATTTACGGCGGATATTTACGGGGTCGAATATCTGTCGAGTCAAGACCCCACAGCAACGGACAATCGTTTCAGTGCAATGATTGGACGAGGATAAGCACTGATAGGGAAACATTATGCCAGAAGAATCCGGCGAAGTAACCGCCGAAACTCTGTTGGCCGCTGCACAGGAGTATGATGCTTCTATGGAGGCGGGGGAACAACCAGTAGTCGAATTTACGGCTACGGAACCTGAGCCGGGAAAGGAGGAAACTCCACCGGAGGAACCAACGGAAGCTGCGAAAGCAGAACCGGATGCTGAAGGGCAGGATGTGGATGAACCCGAAAGTTCATTGACAGTAGGCAAGACTCCTGAAGAGGAGGTTAAGTCGCAAAAGAGTGAGAGCAAGTGGGCCAAGAACGAGGTTCGCAAGAACAAGGCTTGGAAGGCGATAAACGCTGGAAAAGAGGAGAACAAGCGGATTCGTGAAGAGCTTGAGGGCATGAAGGCACAGCTTCTTGAGGAGCAGTCCGACATGGACGAGGGCAAGGCTTACCGGGATGAGAAGGGTTTTACGGCGGAGGATTATGAGGATGCCGCCGTAAGGCTTAGGGAAGAAGGCGAAGAGAGGTTGGCCAAGGACGCGGAAGTCAAGGCTGAGTCTGTTGTGAAAGACGGACAGTTAGCCATGCAGAAGCGGTACGACGCTAAAGCTCAGGGTGACTATGAAAAGTCACGGCAAGACCTTATGAGGGAAATGCCCGACCTGAGAGACAGTAACTCGGAGCTAACCAAGGCAGCTAATGTTGTTCTTGGTGAAAACCCCGGACTCCAGCATGGAGATGGGCTGCGTAATGCGGTTCGCATGGCTCAATGGAAAATTGCGGCTGATCGAGACGGAAAGAGTCAAGCTGAAGTTAAGGAACTAACGGAAAAACTAAGTAAACTGGAAAAGAAAATGTCAGTTGGCGGCGGATTCACAAGCGAGAAGCTGGATGGCGAGAAGACCTTTGATGATCTTTCACTAGACGATCAGGAGTCTTACCTGCTGAAGGCGGCTGCGACTTATGATGATTCGTAACAACTGACAGGAAGGTAATATTATGGCAGTTAATAAAACTACCGATACCGAACTGGCTTACCAGTATCAGAATTATTTCAGCAAGAAATTGCTGACCTACGCTGTACAAGCATTGGTACTAGATCAGTTTGGCACTAAGGCTCCACTTCCTGCGAAGTCGGGGCATAAAGCAATAACCATGTTTCGTTGGGACACCCCTTCGGCAACCGATATCAATACCCTCGGTGAGGGTGATACGAGTACCGTTGGAGACCGCGCTATTACGTTGGAGAAGGTTGAAAAATCTCTCATCCAGCGTGGTCAAGTGATTAAGTTGTCTGACATCCTGAACGCAACGGACTTATTTAGTTCGCTGCAACAGAGTGTCAAGATCAACGGTCAGGACGCAGCATTGGATATGGATAACATCACTCGCAACATATTGGTTGGTTCCAATGTGGGCGAAGGCGCACAGTCTGGCGGCACTGCTGTCGAGGGTTCACCTCTCGATAATAGTGACACCATCACTGAAATGTATGCTGACGGTAATTCCGATTACAGCACGTTCTATGACGCTGCGACACCAGCGGACTCAACGTTAAGTGCGGATTCGGCTCTTGATGCCGTCACGCAGCTCAAGGTTAATCGGGCGCAGCCAACAAAGGGCGGTATGTACGCTTGCGTTGCAAGTCCTCAAGTCTTGAGTGACGTAATGAAGGACACGACATGGGTGAATGCAGCTCAATACAGCAATGTAGAAGAGTTGTATAAAGGTGAAGTCGGGCGGCTATATGGCGCACGCTTCATAATGACTACCAATCCGTTCATTACGGGCGCGGCTGCGGGAACCACAGTAGATGCAGATAGGTATATCTATGACACATCTGACGGTGGCGGAACCGCTGTTGATAAGAACGTCCATGTCTCCCTGTTCTTAGGAGAGGGAGCCTATGGCATACCGGAGTTGAGCAGTCAGTCACCATTCAGTCCGAAAATCATAATCACGGATTCACCGGATAAGAGCGATCCTCTTAACCTCACGATTACCGCGGGTTTTAAGTGTTTCTGGACTGCGTTGAGGCAGA